GACAGGTATAGTCAAATCAACCAACAAGACAGAAACCAACAATTCGGGACTTATAGAAACATTAGTAATCTAGCGTATCATAGTGGAACGAAGGTAATTGAAAGTCCATTCCAACCATTACCGATTTCTACATTTGACGGAACAACAGATAGTAATATTTTAGTTCCACACTTATACACTTGGAATAATGGGGCTAGTGGTAATACCGCACAATACACACCATTAGGAACTGATATTATATTGGGTTTCTATAATGGATTATTGGATAGTAAAATCACAGGAACAACAACCCCTTACTATATCTTATCGGGTTTCACAGGTGTTTCACAAACAACTTATCCTGCCATATCACACTTATCATCTTACGAATATTCACCATCAACCTTTAGCGACTTGAACTTTGGAAACCAGTATGACTACTGGCAACCGATGACGAATAGTTATGTTGGTTATACCTTGAATGATAATTACCATAACTTTTGGATTGGTAGGGTAGAACAACTTTACGATAGTAGTGTTAAAATATTTAACGGAATATTCAGGCTTACCCCAACTGAAATAAATAATTTGGGATATAATGATAAGGTGTATTTCTTAAACGCTTGGTGGAGGTTATTATCTATGAATGACGCAGACATAACCGATATTAGTTTGGTGTCTTGTTCGTTCATTAAAATACCATTTGATAATGTGGAATTACCTTTAATACCACCGACATATCGTCAGGCACCATTCACACCACAACCGACCCCAACTGGTTCAACATATCAATATGTTATGTTTAGTTCTAATAACATAAATGAAATGTGTGCTGAAACAGCACCCCAAGTTGTAGTGTATTCTAACTGCTCTACATTATCCGCTGGTTGTTCTGTGTTTAGTGATACATCAGCAACAATACCGATTACAGAAGGAACATTCCTAAAACAAGTGGGGTTAAATACTATTTATCAAGTGATAGAATATGGTATTCTAACAAACTTTACAACCTGTTAAAACTATGGCGAAAGAAATTGGATTAAAACTAAAGATTACTAGTGATGGTAGTGAAAAGGTAATATCAAGTATTACCCAACTAGAAGAAGAATTAAAGATATTACAGAACACCCTGAAGACAGCGGAGTTCGGTAGTAAGCAGTTCAAGGAAGCAGCACAGAATATACAAGTATTAAAATCAAGATTGGAAGATGTTGATAAAACTACTGAAGGTATTGGTGTTGAAAAAAGATTGCGTGCCATCGGTGATACAACTAACTTACTATCAGGTTCATTTCAGGTTTTAAGTGGGGTAGTTGGGACATTATCTAGTGATGAAGAAACATTAAAAGCCGTTCAGGAAGCAGAAGCAAAGTCCCTGAATGTATTGAATATTGCGTTGGGGGTTAGAGCCATCAACGAAGGTATATTAGAAAGTAAGATATTCCGTAGGGAACTGGCTGAAAAGGCATTACTGATTACATCAAAAGCCTACATCGCCACCGCAAAAGGTGTTTCAGCGGCGTTGGCATTAGTTGGTATTGAAGCAGGTGTCGCATCAGCAGGGGTTAGAGCCCTTACATCAGCGTTTGCTGCGTTGGGTATTCCATTATTGATTTTTGGTATAACCACTTTGATTGATAAGTTTAGTGAAATAAATGCTGAAGCACCGAAGATTAAAACTGCCAAAGAAGCGTATGATGATTTCAACAAGACAATAGAAACAACAAACGCATTACAAGATGCTCGTATTGGATACATTAAATCTATAGGTCAAGATGAAGCAGCATTACAAACTGAATTACAAAAGAACCAAGACGAATTAAATAAAAGGTTAGAAAAACAAAGGGACTTATACAGGGATTTAGAAATAGCCCAACAAGATTTAGCCCTTATTGAAAAAGAAAACGATAAGGTTAAAACGAAGGCTGCTAGTGATAGGGTAAAAGAAATCCAAACCAATCTTGATACGAACTTGGTTGCTACTATTAAATTAGAAGCAGCGGTTAAAAATAGTGAAAAGGCGATTACTGATTTTACCAAACAAGAACAAGATAAAAGAAATGCCAAGGCAAAAGAAGCCCGTGATAAAAGGGAACAATTTGCCATTCAAGAAATCCAAAAAAGATTAGAACTACAGAAGGCTTATTTGGCTCAACTTCAAGGTTTCGCCAATCAGGAAATAGAAGTTCAGGCTGAAGTATTGGATAGGGTTAAAGAACTTATTGATAGACAGGAAGCCCTGATTGAAGAAAGAAATAACTTTGCTAAAAAAGAAAGTGATAAACTTACCGAAGAAATAAACAAATTATTTTTTGATGTAATCCCAACGGCAGAAGACGCTAAATTATTAGAAGATTTTTACATAAAAATCTTTGATAAGATTGGATTAAACTTTGAGAAATTACCGAAGGACGCAAAGATTACTTTTGATGATTTAATCAAGTTGTATAATGAACTTGGTAAAGAACAGGAAAACTTATTTGTTCCTGGTGGAAAGTTTGAGCCTATTTCAGCGGCTAGTGTTAAACTTACCGATGAAGCCAGACAAGGTTTATTAAACTATTTCAACACAATCCAAAGATTTACAACATCGTTGGCAACTAAAAACCAAGATTTAATAACTACTTTTGTTGGTAAAGACCCCAAGTCAAAATTGGAAGAAGCAAATGCGTTTCTTAAAAAATTGGTTGATGAAGGGGTTAAACAATTAAGCGATGAAACATTATTGGCTGGTGAAGCAGAAAGAAACTTGGCTGTTTTTATTGAAAAGAACTTGGGTCTTACTAAAAGAACAGGTGCCAGAAGAAAAGAAGACATCGCCGCTCAAGCAGCCTATAATGAACGAATAGACATCTTCACAAAACTATTAGTTGATTTGGCTAAAAAGGAAGGTAATGTAGTAATTGAAAGTGATAAAGTCCGTGTCGCATTAGCAGGTCTAAAATTAGAAGCCGCTAAAAATGAAGACGCACTTACAAGATTAGGTTTCGGTGTATTGGACTTTGATAAAAAACTTACTGAAACTGAAATCACTAATTTCGGTAAAAAACTTACTGAAACTTTTTCAACATCACAAGAAGCATTTACTGGTTTCATCAATAATGTAATAGACAATACTGATGGTTTAAGGACTAAATTACTTCGTGTAATCAGTCCCCAAGATTTCGTAAAGATAGTTCAAGACGCATCATTAGGATTAGAAAACCTTACATTCAAGTCAGCAGAAGAAATTGAAGGACTTATCAACACAATCAAACAATTAGAAATATCTTTTGGTGAAGCGATTAAATCAGGTGAAGTAGATGGTGAAAGTTTGGGTATTGGATACAGCACATTCAAGGACATCTTGGATAAGTTAAATAAGAAATTAAAGGAAACAAAAGATAATACTGACGCACTTAAAAAGTCGTTCCAAGAAACCTTTAGTGAAAGTGAGTTTAAGAAAATTGCGGATATTGTTTTATCATCATTTACACAAATATCTAGTCAATTATCAAGTATAGTTCAACAACAGAATAGTTTGTTGTTGGAACAATTAGATTATCAACAGGCTCAAGCGCTTGCCGCAATTGATGAATTAGGTGATGAAAGTGAAGAAGGACAAAGGATTAGAAATGAAGAAAGATTAAAGGTTGAAAAGGATTATCAAAAGAAAAAGTTTGACGCTGAAAAGAAGGCTAGGGTTCAGGAACTACAATTCGCATTAGCCAATTCCATAGCACAGGGAGCCCAAGCGATTATCAACACTTACGCAACATTACCAATACCTGCGGCAATACCATTTTCGTTGGTGTTGGCAGGACTTACAGCATTTCAAGTTGGGGTAATCAACGACCAATTACAATTCACACAGAACAAGGCTTACTTGGGTAGAACGGGTGGATTGGTTGAAGGTTCATCACACGATACTTATGGTGGTGGTGTTCCAACTATGTTGGAAGGTGGGGAGTTCATATTAAACAGGGAAGCCGTTAGAGCCTATGGCGACCAAATATCAAGTATCAACACGGCAACGGGTGGAAAACCGATGTCTATTGATGATAGTAGAATAGTTCAAGCAATCGCTAAACAAAACTTATCTACAAAAACACCATTAAAGGCTTATGTTCTGTATAACGACATTCAGGACACAACAAAATTAAATAAAAAAATAGAACAATTAGCACGACTATAATGAAAGTATTTGAGTTAAAAATAGACGAAGAAGATGATATGTCTGGTATTCAGTATATCAGTATTGTAAAAGACCCTGCTACACAAATCAGTTGGGAAGTTTTCAACAATCAGGAAGAAGTTTCCTGTTCGCATAAAGACGATTTAACTGATGAAGCCTTGGCTTTGATTGATAATTATGGAATGGAAGTAAGCGATGAAGCATTCTTCAACGCCGAAATAAAAGATATTGACGAATTGGTTGTGGAAAACTTTGCTGTTCCATCAATCAATCCTGACCCAAGAAAACAAAGTATTTGGGACGATAATAGTAATAACGCATCTGTGATTACAAGATACATCTACACGATAGATACTGGTGTGGGAGCACCCCTGATGCCAACATCAAGACAACTATGTAGAAAGATGTTATTGGCTCAAAGGGTTTGGTCTAAAGATGATATGGCTGCGTTTTCATTACAATTATCTTCACAGGGGGATACATTCAAGTTAGTTCCAAGAGCAAAGACAGCACCAAATGTGGATTTCTTCCAATATAAATCTGGAAACAGATGTCGTCATCGCTGGCAACAAATAGATTTTCCTATTGGCATAAATGAAACTTATGAAACGGCATTAGCCAAAATCCCTGTTAAAGCACAGGCTGCTTTGGGTAAGGGTGAAAATGTCGGTGGGTCTGGTCGTCCGTTCATTAGTGAAGCCAGATACTTAAACAGAATGCCAACAAATATGTCGGCTCAAGATGAACTAAAACCAATCGGTTTTCATTTCGGTCTGTTTGTTTATTCAACAAGGTTCGCAGCGTTGGTTGCTGAACCAACAGCAAAAACCATTTCTAAAGTGAAGTTAGGTATATTGGAAGGGTATTGTCCCGTTGATATAGACAACGACTATTACGAAGGAACTGGTGAAGTATTAGAAAGATTTAAGGTAAGGGAAGCGTTTGCTGTCCCTACCAAAGAAATCCAAGACACAGCCCAAAGGGTTTTAGATTGGGTTGAAGAAAATGGTTGGGGAAGTTGTGGGACTGAAGTTGGTAAGATTAGAGCAAACCAACTGGCAAAAGGCGACAACATATCCCTTGAAACCATTACAAGAATGTTTAGTTATTTATCACGACACAAAGTAGATTTGGAAAGTTCCAAGTCGTATGATGATGGTTGTGGAAAACTTATGTATGATAGTTGGGGTGGTGAAGCAGCGTTAGGTTGGGCTGAAAGGGAAATGAAGAAATCAACCGAAATGAATGTGATGTTTTCCGCTGATGACTTCAGGGGTGATATTACCGCAGTTGTATTCCAACCAAACCAAAAGATTTACAGATGGGATAGGGAAAGTAATTCCCCTTATTATGTGTTTATGTCCCGTGATACGATTAGAAAGATGTTGATGAAACTATCAAGATTGAAACCTAAAAACCTTATCAACTACGAACATTCAGGAATGGTGTTTAGTGGTGATGATGTTTATACCTACGAAAACTGGTTAGTTGGGGACAATCCACAGATGGATAAATCTTATGAAATATTCGGTAGGGAGTTTGAGCCTGGCACTTGGATTACAACAATTCATTTCAAGGACAGAAGGATTTTTGACGAGTTTGTATTATCCCAAAAGGCTAGTTCAATTTCATTAGAAGGTATGTTTGAGGAAGTCCCATTCAATTTCTTTGATGTTAAACAAGAAGATTTTATTGATGTTAAACCTGGTGAAAGTGAAAGTGATTATGTTAGTAGATGTGTTAGTTCAAGTAAAATGATGGGCGAGTTCCCTGATGAAGAACAACGACTAGCAGTATGTTATTCACAATACAAACAGAAGTTCATTACAGAATATATCCCTTATGACGAATTGGCGGAGCAGTATTGTAATTGTGATGATGGTTATACCGCTATTGGTTTCAAGATAGGTGATAAGAGCGAATACAAGTGTGTTGAAGAAAATAGTGAAGAAGCGATGGAATACAACGCCGCACAACTTGTTATGAAGTTAGAAGCGTTATTAAAAGAAATGGATAAATCTATGTCTTAAAGATTTTGTAGATATATTTATGATAAACAATAAAAAAATAAAAAACTATGAAAAATATTGAATTACTAAAAAAAGTTGCTGACCTAGTCGGTTTCAAGTTTTCAAGTGTTGCTTATACATTCGCAGAAGTAGAATTAGATGGTGGCGTAATCATCACCAATTCGGCTGAAGGTGAGTTCGTTTTAGGTGATACTATTAGTGTTAAAAACGAAGACGGAACTTACACGATTGTAGGTGCTGGAACGCACAGATTGGCTGACGGAATGAAAATCTTTATCACAGATGAAGAAGGAAAGTTGGTTGAAATCAAAGACGCTATGGAAGAAGAAACTGAAGAAGAAGGTGTGGTAATTGTTGATGCTGAAAAAGAAAAAATGGAAAGCACACAATTAGACGCATTAAAGGCGGCAATACACGATGTATTGTTTGCGTTTGAAGCAAACACTAAAGAAATTGCTGAATTAAAGGCAGATTTACAAGCCTTCAAGAATGAAGCAAAACATAATCCGTTGAAAGAAGATACTTTGATGTCTAACGCTTTTTCAAGCGACAGCAGATATGAAATCTTGAAAAAGATGAAATTAAACAAATAAATAAAAACAAACAAACAACAAATAAAATTATGAAAAACTTAAAATCTTTTAACTTTGATTTTGATACAAATGGTATGGTAGATTACTTAAACGCAAATGCGGATTTACTTTTAACCAAAATCGTTATGGATACTATTGAAAGTTCAACTTACAAAGTAGTTCCTAACATAAAGTTTGGCGAACTTATCCCTGTTTATGAAACAGGTGCTATTGATGATATTGCTTTCCCTGGTAATTCTTGTTCTTTCACAGGTGGGACTATTGACCTTACCGAAAGAGAATTGAAGGTATGCCAATACAATATCCAAAAGAACTGGTGTGATGATGAATTGAATAGAACAATTATGTCTATCCGTTTATCACCAGGTTCTTACCCACCTAACTTGGCTCCTTCTGTAGAAGAAGCGTTTATGGCGGACATCGCAAAGAAGGCTTCAGTTTATGCTTCAAGAAAGTTCTGGGGTGCTACTGCGGCTGCTGATGGTTGTTCGGGTGTGATAGAGCAGTTGGAAGGTTCAGTATTTAGTGCTGAATGTATCAACAGAACTTATACAGCGATGACCCCATCTAATGCGGTTGCTGTGAGTGATAGTTATATCTTGTCTTTACCTGACCCATTAAAAGTAATCAATACTATTATGGCGTTGAACCATAGTGATTTCCAAGCACTTCAGTTGGCTTTAAGAAACCAAAACTTATTCAACTTTAACCCAATTACTTTGGCGAACGGACAAATGGCAATCCAAATCCCATTCACAAATGTAATCGCTATTTCTTGTGAAATTGAAGCAGGTTATATGGTATTGACTAACGCTGAAAACTTGTTGATGGGAACTGACTTATTGAGCGATATTTCTTCACCTATTTCTTGGTATTCTTTGGACTTCCAACAAACAAGATTAAAATTGGCTATGAAGATTGGTGCGGCTGTGGGTATTCCTTCACAGGTAGTATTC